CGGCAGGCAAGCCGGTTCGATACCGGCCATCCGCGCAAGAAGAAAGTGAGAAGAACATGATTCACCTTGGAGACATCACGAAAATCCACGGCAACCAGATAGAGCCGGTGCATTGCATAATATTCGGCTCGCCCTGTCAGGACTTGTCTATGGCGGGATTGAGACTCGGGTTTGGCGGCGACCGCTCAGTGCTGTTTGTGGATGCCGTCAGAATTATCGGAGAGATGAGGAGAGCCACAAATGGAATGTATCCAACTTTCGCTGTTTGGGAGAATGTACCCGGAGCTTTCAGCTCCAACGGTGGAGAGGACTTCCGAACTGTGCTGGAAAAGCTTGCCCGCGTGGCACAACCAGACGCTTCAATTCCTCGACCTTCGGAGGGGGGGGGCGGCGCTGGAAACACGCAGGAGCAATCGCCGGAGACGGATGGAGCTTGGCTTGGCGACAGCTTGACGCTCAACATTGGGGAGTCCCCCAGCGTCGCAAACGAATCGCTCTTGTCGCAGATTTTAGAGGTGGACGTGCCGCTGAAATACTTTTTGAGCGCACGGGCCTGCCGGGGAATCCTGACCAGAGCATCCCGACGTGGCAAAGCATTGCCGGACTTGCTCAAGACAGCCCTGCTGGACATGATCGAGTGGTGGGAGAGCGAAGCTACTGCATCAGCGGAAACACCGTAGACCGGGTTACATACCAAAACGGAACCGGCGTGAGGGAAAGCGGCAGCTTTACGGTGAACACCGTGGACCGCCATGCGGTAGCGTACTCCATCAATCCGCTGGACAGCAACAGCATGAAATCGGCAAATCCCAATAGCGGCTTCAACGAAACGAAGGTGAGCCAGACGCTGGACTGCTTCGACCCTAACCCTGCAAAGAATCAAGGCGGTCTGGCGATAGTGCAGCCCTATGTGCTGAAAATCCGTTCGGGTTGTGACGGCGGCGGCAAGGGCGCGCTGGTGCAGACAAAAAGGACCATGACGCTCTCGACGCTTCAAGATCAGACGCTCTTTCAGCCGGTCGTCTTTGATGCCCGGGGAAATGGCGACGGTATTACAGTCCCGACTATCACTGGAGATCACGAGTCCCGGGTGACGGACTACACGGCCATTGCGGTTGACCTGTACAACGGGGCCGTGACTGGCGATAAGGCTGCACCCATTACATGCAGGAGTATCGGGTCTCATTCCGGGCCGCAGGTGGCAGAACAAAGAACTTTCAGCGAGCAGGCTTATGACAGCTTCAAGCAGAGTGGAAGCGGAGGAACGCTGAAGGGCAGCGGTGGCGCAGTAGGGTATGGCGGGGAGTCTCTGGTGGCAGAAAAGATGGTTCGCTGGATTGTCCGACGCTTGACACCGACAGAGTGCGAGCGCCTGCAAGGCTTTCCCGATGGCTGGACGGACATCGGGGAATGGACAGGCACCAAAGGGCGAGTCCATAAACCGGCGGACACCCCGCGCTATAAGGCGCTGGGAAATTCCATTGCTTTGCCGCAATGGTTCTGGATCGTCCAGAAAATGCGGCCATACATAGGTGACGGGGCAACAATGGGCAGCTTATTCGACGGAATAGGCGGTTTTCCACTGGTCTGGGAAGCAACCTATGGAAAGGGAACTGCAAGGTGGGCTTCGGAGATAGAGGAATTTCCCATCGCAGTAACAAAGAAATGGTTTGGAAGCGAGGAGGCGAAGCTATGAAAAATCCTATGATGCAGAAAGTGACGCTGGCGTTAAGCTGTGCTGCTGTTGGTCTGGCAGTTTTCGATATGACGGTCAAGGATGCTCGTATTCATGAGCTGACGGAAGAACGGGACATCTACGCCAGCAGGTTTCAAAACTGGTCTGAACGTGCAATGCGGGACGAGGAAGCAATCTCAGAGCGAGATGATTTGCTCGACAAACTGCTTGGCGAGATGGATGCTGTACTCAACGGTGAAATCAAGTTCGAAGACGCGGGTGAATTTCACTGCACTGCATACTGCACAGAAAATTTTCCGCATGAGTGTGGAACGGGAACAGGAATCACGGCCAGCGGGCAGCCGATCCAGGCGGACGTGATGGTGGCGGCAGACCAAACACTTCTCCCCTATGGGACGGTTTTGTACATAGAGGGCGTGGGCATCCGCATTGTGCAGGACAAGGGCGCAGGCGTGCAGGGACGGCGTCTTGACATCGCTGTTGCCGGGACGCATGAGGACGCCTTAAAGTGGGATGGATACGGCAACCATAGGGTGTGGGTCATTGAAGGGTCGGATGGTGACGAATGAGAGTCGGTTGCTACTGTATGGACTGCATGGAGGGCATGGCGCAGTTTCCGAATGATTTCTTTGATCTCGCGGTTGTTGACCCGCCGTATTTCAGCGGGCCGGAGCGCCGGGGCTACTATGGTTCAAAGGTCAGTAGGATAGGCGTCCACCGCGATTATCCCGTTTCTCCAAAGTGGGATGTTCCTGGGAAGGAATATTTCGATGAGCTGCTTCGGGTGAGTCACCATTACATCGTATGGGGGTGCAACTACTTTGACTACCAATTCGCGCCCGGGCGTATCGTCTGGGACAAGTGCAACGCTAACACGAGCTTTTCGGACTGTGAGATCGCAGCGACAAATCTGTTTTCGTCGGTTCGACTGTTCAGATTCATGTGGAACGGAATGATGCAGGGAAAAAGCATCGCCGAAGGCTATATCATGCAGGGCAACAAAGCTCTGAATGAAAAGAGAATCCACCCGACTCAAAAGCCGGTGGCGCTGTACGACTGGATATTCCGGGAGTATGCAGCTCCGGGACAGAGAGTCCTCGACACACATCTTGGGAGCGGGAGTAGCAGAATTGCCGCATACAACGCGAGTCTTGAATTCACGGGATTTGAAATCAGTTCGGAATATTACAGCCTGCAGGAAAAGCGTTTTCAAGAATACACCGCCCAGCAGGATATGTTTCATCTTTGTTTGTCGGAAAGGGGAGAAACGGTATGAGCAAAGCTGTCCTTATCAGCATTCGTCCAGAGTGGTGTAAGAAAATTGCAGGCGGGCAGAAGACCGTGGAAATCCGTAAAACAGCACCAAACCTGAAAAAGCCGTTCAAGTGCTACATCTACTGCACCAAGAGCACACACTTTGTTGATATTCCCGGCGTGAAAGAAAGTGACCTCATGCCGGCTGACGGAAAAGTCATCGGCGAGTTTACTTGCTACAGTACCACGATCATCTGCCATGTAGGGACGACGGGGAGCGGGGCTTTGCCCAAGCTGCACATTATTGGGCCAGGGCCGGGATTGCAGTATAAGCCTGCAACTGACCTGCTCAAAGCGGCTTGCATGAGCGAAGAAGCGGCGGAAGAATATCTCAAGGGTGGCAGCGGGTTCGGCTGGGACGTCTCAGACCTCAGAATTTATGGTAGGCCGCACGAATTGTGCGAGTTTACAGGTCTCCGAAAAACAAGATTCGGCATGGAGCCGGTGAAACTCGACCGCCCGCCGCAGAGCTGGCGTTATATCGAAATGGAGGAGCTGGACGATGACGGAAGAGTGGAGAGTGACCGAAGATGAAATTTCCCGATAAAAATTATTCCGTCATTTATGCAGACCCGCCGTGGAGCTACCGCCAGCATGGAACGGGGCCGAAAAGCCGTGGCAATGCGGCGCAGCACTACCACACGATGAGCACCGAAGACATTTGCGCTCTCCCGATTCGACAAATTATGCGGGGGGGGGGCAGGGCTGCGCACTTTTTATGTGGGCCACGTTTCCGCAAATCGCCGATGCACTCCGCGTCATGGAGACATGGGGCTTTACATATAAGACAGCCGCCTTTGTCTGGGTCAAGAAAAATCGGAAGAGTGATACCCCGTTTTGGGGAATGGGTGCCTATACCCGGGCAAACGCAGAAATTTGCCTGCTGGGTGTGACGCCGGACTTTAGAGCTTCTGAGCAGATCAAGAGCCATGCAGTACATCAAATCATCGAAGCGCCGGTCATGGAGCACAGTATAAAGCCGGATGAGACGCGCCGCAGGATCGTCGAGCTGCTGGGAGACGTCCCAAGAATAGAGCTGTTTGCCCGCCAGCGTGTCCCCGGGTGGGACGCATGGGGCGATGAGATAGGAGATTAAAGATGAGCAAAACGCAGTATGTCATTCATGAGCATGGCTACAAAGTTCCGTTTTCTGGGTTTGCCTATGTTCAGGCAGACAGCAAAGAAGAGGCCGAAGAAAAATTCGGAGACGACGTGACAGTTTACAAGCAAATCGACATCGGCGATGTTGAGGAAGTCGATGAAATGCCCATCGACTTAGACTGAATCCTTGGTATTTGGCAGGGGCCGCCCGCGCGGCGGCTCTTTTTATATGAGCATAGGGACAGGCCCCGACCGGTTCAAGCCCGGAGATGCCCACCGAAGAATCAGAATGAAGGGAGAAGAAAAATAGGACTGGCATTGAAAGTATTTGCATGGATGGTAGTAATCGGATTTGGCGCTCTGGTTGCCCTCGTGGTAGGAATAATCGCTCGCTTTCTCTGGATTATTTTCTTTGATGAATAAGGAGAGCATGATGGACAAGTACGATGTAACCCTCTATGGCGTGGATTCCTACACGGGGTATCCCACGGCGCTTACTTACAGGCTTGAAGCGTCGAGTGTAGGAATAGCGGTTGATCTTGCACGACTGGCCGTAAACGGGAATTACCCGGAGTTCGTGGAGGATTATGAACTTTATAAAGAAAGGATGGGAGCAAAATGAAACTTTCAGCACTGGCATCAATCATCAAGGCCTGCGGCCGTTGCAGCCAGATCACGGCAGCGAATGGGCATCGGTTTATCAGCACTGGCCATGCTGTGTACAACATGGATGGATACCCCAAGGCGCAGAATAAGAATGAGCTGGCCGCAATGCTGAGTATTCCTTCGAAGAAGGTGGAGGACATCTACTTTGAGGAGGAAAGAGCGGAGAACAACATCTACTATGGCGCGTCGCTGGCTGACGACCCGGATAATGAAGAGCCAGTGGATAAGCTGAATACCCGCATTGTCGTCAACGGAGAAGAGTATATTGCTCTGCGTCACCCCAGCGGGACCATCGGCTTTATCCGCACAGCGCTGCTCGGGCCGGTAGAAAGCGAGCTGACCAAAGAATATGCCGCTATCTGCGTGAGATGGGGAAATTGGCGAAACGGTACGCCGGTTTACGCGGTAAAGGATGGAATGTACCTTCGCGCTCTCATCCTTCCCGCAAAGCTGGGCGGTGCGACTACGGATGATCTCAGCGAAATCCTTGCAAATATGTTGGAATGCCAGCAGTCGGAGAAGAAAGAGGAGAAGGCTGATGATTAAAACCGGAGTTAGGTATCGCTGCGATAGGTGCGGCTTTGAGCGGTTTGTTCTCGATGGTAGCATGAGCAAGGCCGAAAAAGACAAAATCGCCAAAGAGTGGTTTACTGTCCCTGATGCTGACGGCAAGGAAATTGCTCTTTGCCCGGACTGCCGTATGGTCTACGAGAGTAGGTACATAGAGATGATGGAGAAATTCATCAAGGAGGGGGCGTCATGGTAACGGTAGAAAAAGATGTGCGCCTGCTGGTCAAAAAAGAGCTGGCGACCGTGAATGAGGATTTCCCGCTGTTCGCCAGCGCCTACGAGGGCTGGGCGAAAGTCCGGGCGGCGCTGGCCGGAGTGGAGACCGAGCGCTATATGCTGGATCGGTATGTAGAGCAGCGCCTTTGGAATGAGGCGCGCTTTGGGCGGGACATTCCGAAAGAGGACTTGAAGGAAGCACAGTCGCAGGCCGTCCAGATGGCCGCGCAGGCGATTCGGCTAGCCGCGATGATTTGCAAGCTGGAACGAAGCCAGCGGCGCTGGAAAAGAAAGGCGGGAAAATCGGCATGATCTTGAAAAAAGAAATCATCGAAAAAGCTGTCAACTGGTGGGTAGAAAAAGTGACTGTCAATCAGCCGCACAGCAATGGAGACAACGGCTATACATCTATTGTGACGTGTCTTCTTGCAGACTCGAGAACGAAGAAAATCTCAAAAAAGCAGACCGACGTTTTCAAGAAAGCACTGGCAAGAGAAATTGAAGAAGAAGCAAAGAAAAGGACGCGCTTTTCAATTTGCTGTGACTACGAGCCGTGTAAGGTGCTGTTCGTCGCTGCGCATGAAGCAGGTATTCCGACTGCCAATTTTCCGTTTAAGACCATGATGTTTATCAATGAAGAGGACGGCGTGGTGGTTCGTGATGGATACGGCGCACCGCCGGTCAAAATTTGAGGTGGCAGCATGGGTAAGAAAAATAATGCCCCGGCAGAAGTTGAAACCGTCACTGTTACGATGAGCCGCCCGGTGGCGGAAGCTGTGCAGGCCGCTTGTGAGATGTACTTGCGTCTGCACATGGGCCAGTTTTATGATCTGGCTGAAGACCTCTGCATGGCGAAGCACTATGCTGATATGGGCGCAAAACGATTCGAAAATGCAGAGGACGAAAAAGAAGATTTTTACCGGGCGTTGGAAAACCGGAACATGATGCAGGATGACATGGACAGAGCATATCAAATGTTTGCCTGTCATCCGCTCATCGAAGACGGTATGTGCATTCCATACCGCGCGGAAACGGTCTGGCTGGGTATCCGCCATGCGCTGGCGTGGCACGACAAGCCGGAGGGCGACTGGACAAATGTGAGGTTTGACCCGCCGCTCAATCGCTCCGATCAGCCGCAGCCGGTGGTGAAGCTCAATGAAAAACAGGAGGCCGGAAATGAGACGAAACGGCGCAATGTTCATCTGTAATCGATGCAGGAAACAGGTATTTGCAGAACGGTTCGATGACGGCCTGTTTGACCAAAAGGCATTGGATGGCTGGGCGATTGAGGCGAGAAACTTCTTTGGCGTCGGGGATTTATGCCCGGAGTGCTACAAAGTGTACCGGGAAACAATGGGGCGCTTCTATGAAGGAGGCCGACATGGAACCTGAAAACACCTGCTGTACCTGCTACTGGCACGATGCAAAAAGCTGGTTCTGCTACAACTACCTGTCGCCGAAAGGCACGGAGGATACAGACCCGGAGGATAGCTGCGAATTTTACGAAAGGAGAAGCGAGTATGACAACTAAGCGCCTCAAAAAACTGCTTATGGCAAAGGGACTCTCCCGCAACCAAGTAAACAGGATGGTTAAGGAGCAACGCGACATCGGCTCAAAGAAAGTGAGCAATGTGCTTTACTACCATGTGTTCGAGCAGAACTTTAAGCTGTTCGCATCCACCTGCGGCGGTGAAATGTTGCCGTATCTTAACAGCTTTGTTTTACAGTGATGACAAAGCGCCCCAAGAACATGATGAGGTGAAAGTCCTCTCTTAGGGGGCTTGTATACCCGTTAATTCTGTGGCTGTAATGGTTCGCAGAAAAGAAAATAACACAGGAAGTTGACCGGAGCAGGATGGTGAAGGGGATGCGCAGAAACTATATCAGAGAAAAGAAAATCCTCTGTGGCGATAGTTATATGGCTGTGGGTCTCTACGCTATCACTCCGCAGGAGCACAAAGCAAGAGGAAAGAAACAGAAGGAGTCCAGCACAGACCAGAAGTCCAGAAATAAGATGTCTTCGCTGCGCCAAAAACAGAGGAAGGCCATTGCAAATTTCGACAAGTACGGATTTTTCCTCACGGGAACCTTCGAAGAAGCATTTCTGCCAGACGACATTCTGGCCTGCAAGCGGGAAGTCGTGAACTACAAGCGCCGGGTGATCGCGGCGACGTGTAAGCGCTTTGGCGTGAGCCGGGACAAAATCCGCGTGATGCTGTGGGCAGTCCGTAAGGGCGAAGCTGGCCGGTTACATATGCATGGGTTCGTGGAATGCATGGGCATGGGACAGAGCGAACGCCGTGAGTTCCGCGAGATGCTGGAAGACCTCTGGCGGCGGCGCATTCCTGGCACGAATGAGTACGAGCCACTGGGGACGATGAACGCGGACCGCATTGACATGAAGAAGCTGCTGGGCAATGACGGGACCACACAGGGCAAGCACGGCACAGTGGGCTACATCTACGGCCACAAAGAGCGTATCTGCGTGGAAAGCAAAAATTTGAAGCTGCCCGTGGAGCAGCCGCCGAATGACACCAAGTGGAGTCGGAAGCAGTTGCACACAGCTTGCGGCGATATGCAGAATGACGCCTACTGGTGGGGAACACGCTTCCCGGGCTGGACGCTGGAAAAATGCGTGGTCTATGACCCGGAAGAGCTGCACCAGTCTGAACAACAGAGAGAAGATGGCTGGGAAGTCACAGAGCCACAATGCTATGTGATTCTGAGCAGAAAGGGGTAACAATGAGCGCCAGAATGGAGCTGGAAGACCTGCCGCCGCGCTACCGGGCGCAGGCAGAAGCACAGATCGCAGCAAGAAGCCGGGGAAAGTGTGTCTCTCCGCAGGCTATACCGGATGCCGCCCGGACTGCGGGCAAGTTGGGCAAGGCTTTCGAGAGCCGGGGCGAGTACGAGTATTACATGAGCGTCATCGTTCCTGGCATTCAGTCCGGGAAGATTCTCAAGGCAACGACGCACGTTGCCTTTCCTCTGCTGCCTGCAAAGGAATATGGCAATGTTAAACTGCCTGCCGCCCGGTATACGGCAGACTATGTGCTGAAATATGCCGACGGTACGGTGGAGGTGGTCGAGATCAAGTCAAAATTCACCCGGCGGCAGCAGCGGGATTATATCTACCGCCGCCGCCTGTTCATCGACCTCATTGCAGAGCCGAAAGGGTGGAAATTTACGGAAATTATCACACCAGACACCAAAAGTGAAATCAACGAATGGAAAAAACTGGCAAGAGGAATGAAGAGGGAGTGAAGAATATGAGCGGAGGAAGAAAAAAGCCCTTCCCGGAGTATTTCAAGAAATCTCTGGGCTTGCAGGTGAAGCAGAAGCAGGCGGCCCGCCGAAAGGCAGCACTTGAGGCCAAAAAGGCTGCTTCAACAAAAAAACAATAAAAAGATAGTCGCAGGAGGGCGCAGAAGATGCGAGTTGATGAGGCAAGAACGATTTTGGAGTATGCAGCAGATATTCCGGCCAAGCTGCGCACCATTGCGGCGGAGAGAGCGGAAATCGAGGGCGAGTTGAGTTGCCTGCATGGCATCGAATACGGCGGGATGCCCCACGGTAGCGGCCATAGCGACACCACGGCAGACATTGCCGAAAGGGCGGACGCGCTGGGCTATCTTGACCGGCTGCGAATGCTGGATGTACAGGAGGCCGTCTTGCGCGGAGACCTTGCCCGAATCAAAGAGCAAATCTGGGCATTAAAGGCTGTGTACACCGAAGTCCTCAACGAGGTATGCCTTTGTGGCCACAGTTTTGAGGAAACAGCCCAAAAAATCGGATACAGCGTATCCCATACGAAGCGGAAAAAGGCGGAGGCCGTTTTGCGGTTTGCGGAGGGGCTTGACAGCATGATGCAGGCCGACGAGATTCGCGCCCGCGCATATAACGCGCGTAAATAGAGTGAGCGGAAAAACCGCCCGCCCCGGTAGGGGATAGGCAAAACGTGTGGAGCTGTTCAGAAGGAACGCGACGGACTCTATGATATAGAGACAAATTAGGCCAAGCGGCTTTGTGCGTATGTGCAGAATTTCCGCAAAATCTGAAAGCGCCGTGGGAAAACAACTCGAATCCCCGGAATGATGAAAAATGAGCAAAGAAATACCCGGCGGGCTGTGCGGCCTGCCGGGTATTGTTCTTTATGCGTTGTTTTCGTCCTTGGGAGCATTGCGCTTGATGATGATTCTGGGATTGTCTGGGTCCGTTTGTGTGCCTTTTTTGGCGATGCGGTCAAGCAGGCCGACGGGGAAGCCCTGCTCATCCAGCGGGCCGGCGTAACCGTCATAGTCAACAACGGTTACAACTGGCGGCTGCGGCAGCGTTTTGTAGTATTGCCCATCTTCGTAGTTCACATCGGTCACGCGATCCCACCATATAATATCGCCGTGCTGGGCTTGGGCGGCGCCCATTGCATCAATGGCCTGCTGTTCGGTCAGACCATCGAACGTCAGCCGCGCCCCGTCGCCAAATGCGCCAACGATGCGCCAAGGAGCAAAAAATTCGGGTTCACTCACAAAAACACCTCGATTTTGAACATTTAACCGGAATTTGATACAAATATGCGCATTTTGGGAGCATAATCACAGAAAAACGCATATTTGAGTCAAGAACAGTATAACACAAGATGTCCCGGCGGGCTACTAGGGCAAGGGTTTACACCTGCTCAAAGTGGGAAGTGGTGCGCCAGGACAGCGCAAAGGCAATGGCGGGAACATCATCGTCCGTTTCGCTGACGGCCTTGATGGCCTCCGCGATACGGGCCAGATCATCGACCGTGATGCCGCCCGGCTTGCGGCTGGAGGAGTCTGCATCAGTCAGGATGCGGTCATATTCTTCACAGTCGCAGCGGGTGCAGTAGTGGTTGGCGATGCAGGCATAACGTGCGCCCTCAGCGTCAAGAATGCGGGTCTCTTTGAGTTTCATGTGGGATACCTCTATGTTATGTATTATCGCTCGTCCCGGTAGGGATTCGAGTTTTTGGGTAGGCCGGTCTTGGTATATATACCGGAGCCGGCGGCGGGTGTACCCTTGCGGGCTGGGATGGGGCTGCTTTACGGTGCAACCCTGTCGGAGTATCCGTTTACTGCTGGCCGTCCAGAACTTCCATGACGCGGTGAGCGGCGTACTTGCCAGCGTCGTTTAACTGGCGCTGCCAAGCGCCCTGCGACGGCGCCCATTTGAAACCATTGCGCTTCAAAAGAGTTCGAGTCTCATCGTCGGGCTTGCCATCGAAAACAAGCTGGACACGCATTGCTTCGACGTTCTCCCGGTAGGTGTAGCCGTCGCGGTCATCCTCGACGGGCTGGGTAGCCTTGACCGCTTCCAGCTTCTTGATCCGTTCAGCGGTGCGTTTGATGGTCGCGTTGCTGTTTTGCAGAGCATAGGTCGGGTATGGACAGCCATAGACCGAAAGCGGGGAGCCGCTGGCGAAAGCGTGGCCGTTTTCAAGCCAGTCCCGCTCTTTGGCGGTAACGCCGGGGCAGCCGTCAAGCGTTTTGTACTTGCGGTAGTAGGCATTCGCGTCCTTCATGGTCTGGTGGGCGGCTTGGAGCTGGTCGAGTTTGGCGTGGAGAAAATTCAAAACTTCGGGGTCATCGGATTTGACCGCGAATGTGTGCGCCCGCTTGAGCATCTGCAAATAGTGCTCTGCTTTGCGGAAATTCTCGAGGTTGGCGTCCCATGCGGCTACCTGTTTCTCTTTCTTGCGAACAGGAAAATTTGCAGGGCCGCAGATGAGTACGGACGGGCAACGGGTTCCAATCTCGTTTTTACGGTTGATAGCCTCAGCCAGAACGGTGCAGTAACGGTTGTAGAGCCATTCGGCCCGCTCTCGCTGGTCTGCGGTGGCGCACTTGGGCTTGACCTGCTCAAGGATCGCGGCAGCTTCGGCGCACTGAGCGTTGTAACTGGCGGTGGCGCTGCCCGCTTCGTAATCAGAGAAAGAAGACAGCTCTTTTGCAATGCGGGCAGCAGATTCATTGATGATAGCCATGATAAAAGCCTCCATATTCAGTTTTCAAATTATCCCGGCAGTGTGCCGGGTATGGGGCTGGGTCGCTTTGTGTCCGGTGCGGCCCTGCTGAGGTATCCGGGGCGGGTCAGATGATCCATTCGGCGTCGTTATATTCGACGGAGTTCTGGGCGATGAATGCATACAGTGCGCGGGAAGTGCCGGAAAGAGCCTTTAGAACGGGATTGTTCCGGGTGGCGTCCTCGTTGCACTGGTAGATGAAACTGTCCAGCAGCTTTACGAAGGCGTAGAAATCGCGGTCGATGGTATAGCGCCCCTCGTTCCAGTCGAGAAGATGGAGCAGGTGGGGGAAGACGGTCGGCATGATGGGAAAATCTTCGGCGTCGGCTGCCTCCACGTGGTAGCGGCCAGTGTATGCGGCCTCGTTCAGCTTGTAGAGAACGGCGTAGATTTTGCGGTCATCAAAGAGAAAGTCATGCGGATACCGGCAGGCGCTCAGAGCGTCGTACAGCTCCGGAAGCTCGTAGGATGCGGCAAGGTGGCACATACCGCCGGCCCCGTTGAGGATAAAAGCCAGACCGTGAGCGACGGCGGCAATGTGTTTTTCGGAAAGCTGAATGCAAGACATGGTAAAACCTCCTGTTATTCTGTTGTGTCTGGGTATGGACCCATGAGCGCCCGCCCCGGCGG